CATATCCTAAACACCCCATGACTATATGGGTTGGAGAATCATTAGGTAATTATTTATGGTCATTAGATTTGCTAGGTCATTTGCTTAATCAATATCGGTACAGGTACAACAACAAAGTACACAGTACAGGCAAAATATTAAACAATCTTTTAAAACTTACAGACAAAGTAAAAGATAAATTCAAATACAAATCATTTCTTATACCACCATTGTGTATGCCAGATGAATACAAAGAAGATAATTACATTCAAGCCTATCGTAATTATTATATTGGCGAGAAAAAACGCTTTGCAAAATACACATTAGTTGACACACCAGAATTTATGTTGTAATATACATAGATAAACACAAGGAGAAAAACATGACAGTAATAAAAGGCGATAGCCAACACGACTTAAGAACATACAGATTTGAAGATGGATATACACTTCAAGAAAATATGTTATTAAGAGCATTAAAAATGCAAGCACAACATGGAATGCTTATGACTAATCCTAGAGTGACAGGATATACTTCGTTTGCTAAGGCAGTCATTGGTAATTTTAAACTAGATGATAAAGCACCCAAGACTTGTAAAAAACTTTATGAGTATTTAGTTGAGAAAGGATATTATGAAAGCATTAATAGAAAAAGTTAATCAATTATCATTGTATTACAGAAGTGAAATAGTCTGTTTTATATTTGGTTTTATATTAGGAGTAATAGTAATATGAGTAAATTAAAACAAATAGAAGATAAAGTTGGTAAGTTATCTAACCCAAGTAAAATGCCTGCATTTTCTTGGGGGATACCTACTGAATATTGTAAGACAGGTATGAAGTTAGCTAAGATTGAAGGAACTATATGCAACAAATGTTATGCAGATAAAGGTTGTTATGTATTTCCTATAGTTAAAGTTGCATACCAAAAAAGATATGACGCAATAGAAATACCAGAATGGGTAGACTACATGGTAGAACTATTGACTATCAAGTACAAAAACCTAGATAAATCAAGGCTTTTTCATCGTTGGTTTGACTCTGGAGATTTGCAATCTGTTGAGCATTTACAAAAAATATTTGAGATATGCAGACAGACACCACACATAAAACATTGGTTAGCTACTAGAGAATATCAAATAGTAAAACATTTTAATGAAGAAGACATACCAGAAAATTTATGCCTGCGTGTATCAGCATTAAAAGTTGATGAATCTATACCTAAGTTTTGGAAGTGGACATCTGGTGTGCATAAAGATAAAAAACATAAAGGTAAAGAATGTCTTGCTTATCGTACAGATAAAGATAGTAATGTGTGGACTAAAGAGTCATACTTAAATTTAGATAAAAAGCAAAAAGCAAAATATGATTTTGGCAAGTGTGGAAGTTGTCGTGCTTGTTGGGATAGAAAAGTTAAACAAGTAAGCTATAAGGAGCACTAATGAGCATAGATAAAAAAGGAGACTTAAGAATTACAGGCTGGTCTATAAATGTTAAGTGGTCAAATGGTACAGAAGAAAATATAATTGACATACCAGATGATGTAGCAGAATCTATAGATGAATATTTATCTGAGGTAGAGAATGATAAAGATGATTTGTTAGCTAAAAAAATTGATGCACAATATTATCAGGAAAATAAAAAATGATAAAGAATCCAGACAGACTTAAACTAACTATGAAGTTAGAAGATAAGATAAAAGAACTTGGAGGTAGAGTTACAAGTTCTAATTCTTATCTTGATGGTTATGGTGCAGTAATATCATTTACTTTTAATGGTAAAGACTTTCATATAGATTTACTTGACGAAGCAGTATTGGATAAAAATATTTATTAATATGACATTTGCTTGGCACCACCCAAATTATTATAAAAAATTAAAAGATAACTTGACAAATAAATCAAACTATGATAAGGAAATAAATCATGATAAAATACAAAATCAGACTAACAGGACTAGGAATAGAGGCAGTAGCAGTAATTCCATTCAAACAAGAACCGACTTACGAAGAAATAGAAAATGAAGTAGCATTCTACCTTAATGAAAACTTAATGAAGGTAGAGGCTAATGATTTTTTTAGAACAGATAGATACTCTATTACCTATGAAAAACTTACAGTACAGGAGTAGCATTGAATATATCACAGCAAGTAGAAGTAATACAAGGACTGCAAGTACCAGAAGAAACTAAACAAAGAATGGATTGTCCATTCTGCCATAACACAAATACATTATTAATAGATACAACTGATGATAAAATTAGTTGGTATTGTTTTCATGCCTCATGTTCTGCTAAGGGTAGACATCAAGGCGAAAAGACTATACGATATGTAAATAAAACTTTTACTAAACAAGAAACTTCAGGCGAGCCTAAAAAATTTTTAGTGCCAGATAGTTTTAAATCTCCATACTCAAATGAAAAAGCAATGAAGTATCTCCAACAAAATAATTGTTGGAATTCATTCTCTATGAATAGGGCAGATATTAAATATGATGTGGCACAAGAAAGAGTTGTGTTCATGATTAAGAATAAATACTCAGATGAATATGTTGGTGCAGTAGGTAGAGCATTAGATAAATCTGTATATCCTAAATGGTTTATGTATGGTAGTAAAAGTGTTCCATTTATTTGTGGTCAATGTGATGATGCAGTTATAGTTGAAGATTGTCCATCTGCCTGTGCAGTATCTGGAGTCTTGACAGGCATAGCTATCATGGGAACATCATTAGCTAATGCCCATCTTGCACATATCATGCAGTTTAAAACTATTTATGTAGCACTTGACCGAGACGCTACAACTAAATCATTTGCTATTGTAAAAGAATTAAGAGGAAAAGGATTTGACAATGTTAAGGTTAAGAACTTGACAGAAGACTTAAAATATTATAATAGCGAACAGATAAGAAATATATTTTATGGAGAACAAAATGACAGACAGACCACACCCAGACAATCCTAACTCAGAAGACTTTGATGCAGGAAAATATGTAAAGATGAATAGTCTTGAAGAAGAAAATAAAAAACTAAAAGCTGAAATAGAAAGACTTAAAAGTTTATTGCATGGCTCTAGTTTAGATTTAAAACAAGCAGAACAAATTAGATTAAAACTATCAAAAGAAATTAATAGACTATCAGAAATAGTAGATTATCTAAATGATAGAATAAGAAAATTTAATAATGGGATATAATATTATGAAATGTATATTTATATCATTGTATGACGATCCAGATGACGATGAGGATCCATATTCTAGTGTCACTACACGAGTTAATTTTACTATGTATAAAAGTAAAAAATATTTACTCAAATGTTTAATTAAAAATTTAAGATATGATGATGGGACAAAACCTAATTTTAAAAAATTAGAGGATTTTCTATATGAATTTAGACACTCTATGTGGGTTATTAATCCAAAAAATTTAGATGCCGTAGTTAAAAAGTTTAGAAAATATAAAAAGCATTTAACTTTTTCAAATTTTAAATATAAAAAATGAAAGGAAACACAATGGAAAAGCAATTAATTAAAATGATGCTCAATAAAAAGTTTTATAATGAGTACAAGGGAGTTATATCTCGCAGTATATTTGAGGGTGAACTCGGTTCATTCTTTGAGTCATTACAAAAAGCACATAAAGATTATGATGGAGATTTAAAAGTTGATGATGTTTATACTTTGCATGTAGGTAAATTTAATCCTGCATTAACTAGAACTGCTAAAGAAAAGTTTGAGGAACTTGTAACTGAAATTAAAGAAGTCACAGACCCAACACCTGCTATAGCAAAAGACATAGCTAATATCATGGTAGATAGAGAGACTGCTCAAAAAATTGCCATTGAAGCTACAGAAATATTTAATGGTAAGCCTGCAAACTTTAATGAGATTTCAAAAATAATTGAAGGTCATAAAAAAAATTTGCCAGATGAAGATATAAAACCTGTAACGAATGACATAGGGCAAGTGATTGAGCAGTTATCAGTTACTACTAAATGGAAATTTAATATACCTGTATTATCAGATAAGGTTGGTGGAATCGGGCCAGGCAATTTAATGATTGCATTTGCTAGACCAGAGACAGGTAAGACTGCATTTTGGGTTAGTCTAGTTTCAGCACCACATGGTTTTGCTTGGCAAGGTGCAAATGTACATGCGTTTATAAACGAGGAGCCTGCAATAAGAACTGAAATGAGAACTATATCTTGCTCAACAGGTTATACTAGAGATGATATACCCGATAATATGAAAGAGGTGCACTTCACATGGTCAAAAGTAAAAGATAATATAAAACTATTTGATGTAGTTGATTGGACTTTAGATGACATAGATGCTCACTGTGAGAAGTATAAACCAGATATTGTAGTAATTGACCAACTAGATAAAGTAAATTTAGATGGTAAGTTTTCTAGGTCAGATGAAAAACTAAGAGCAATCTATACAGGTGCAAGAGAGTTAGCTAAGCGTAGAAACTGTGCTGTCATAGCAATATCTCAAGCGTCTGCTGATGCACATAATAGAAACAGTATATCATTTGATATGATGGAAAATTCTAAAACTGGAAAAGCTGCCGAAGCTGATTTAATTATTGGTATTGGTAGAAATCAAGGGTTAGATGAGGCAAACACAAATAGAACTTTGTGTATAAGTAAAAATAAAATAACAGGCTATCATGGTGAACCTAGCTGTGTTATTAGAAGGGATATAAGTAGGTACGAAGGATGATTACAGTAGTAGATGTAGAAACAACATTTCAAAAAACAAAACATAATGGTTTTGACCCATCACCATTTCATGCTGACAATAAATTGGTTAGTGTTGGGTTAGACTCTAAGTATGGTTTAGAGTATTACTTTACACACCATACAGAAAAAGTTAGTAGAGGGGGTGTAGCTAGAATACAAGAAGTATTAGATGAAACTACATTATTGATAGGTCATAATTTAAAATTTGATTTGATGTGGTTATTAGAATCTGGATTTAAATATACAGGTAAAGTATATGATACTATGATTGGAGAATATATTTTAAATAGAGGTATTAGAAAATCTTTAACACTTCAGATGTGTTGCCAGCGTAGAAAAATAGGAATGAAAGATGATAGAGTTAAAGAGTTCTTAGACTTAGGTAAAGGGTTTGATGAAATGCCTGCCGATTTAGTAGAAGAATATGGTCGTAATGATGTTGAAATAACTAGAAGACTATTTGATTCTCAGATGGCAGACTTTAGATTACCTGCTAATAAAGACTTAATTAAAACAGCTAAGACTATGGGTGAGTTTCTTGTTGTATTAAGTGATATGGAACGCAATGGTATATATGTAGACTTGAATGTATTAGAAAAAGTTAATGCTGAATACAAAGCAGAAAAAGAATATTTAACTCAGAAGATAAACAAAATTGTATATAATAAAATGGGAGATACTGAAATTGCTTTATCTAGTCCAGAGCAATTATCTTGGTTAATTTATTCTAGAAAACCTATAGATAAAAAAGAATGGTCAAAGATATTTAATATAGGTGTGGATAAAGCTACAGGTAAAAATAGACGAAGACCACAGATGTCTAGAATACAATTTAGAAAAATAGTTCAAGCTAATACTGAACCTGTATATAAAACTACAGCTAGTAAATGTACTGACTGCAATGGTAAAGGTGTTGTTAAAAAAATAAAAAAAGATGGAACTCCATTTAAAAAATATCCTAAGTGCACAGAATGTAAAGGTAGTGGATTTGTTTATCACAACATGGCTAAGTTGGCAGGGTTTAATCAGATACCTAAAGGTGTTTATGATGTATCGGAGTCTGGTTTTAGATCAGATAAAATTACTTTAAATAAATTAGCAGCTGAATCTGAAGGAGAGTTAAAAGACTTTTTAGATTCTATTGTTAGATACAATGCAGTAGATACTTATCTATCTACATTTATTGATGGTATGAAAGAACATACAGATGATCATGGAATGTTACACCCAAAATTTATGCAAGCTGTAACAGCAACAGGAAGATTATCAAGTCGTGATCCTAACTTTCAAAACCAACCTAGAGGAACTACATTTCCAATTAGGCAAGTAGTAAAGTCTAGATTTAAAAATGGTAAGATACTTGAAATAGATTTTGCACAACTTGAATTTAGAACTGCTGTATTTATGGCACAAGATAAACAAGG